TAGAGCAAACAACGAGCTTAGCAATGGTAAGATTGCATTGATTAAAGCTCGTGCTGCTTCTGGTTATACAAACGCACAGATTGCTGAAAGCCTCGGCATTTCTGCTTCTACTGTGAGTAAATACTTGAACACTTAAGGAGGTGAAGTCTTATGGTTCAGTACATGCTGACTACGTACGATAACCCCTACAATCCGTTCCAGGACTTCACAAAGTGGTTCTTGTGGGACACGGAAAAAGGGTACAATTCGTGTGCATATCTTGCTCGTGTTGCAGCTGATTCTGATTCTTTTGATGAGAAAGAAGAAAATGCTGCTATTGAGCAAGCAATTGATGAAATCATTTCTGCTGACTTTATGAATGTTTATTGTAAACTTCGTTTTGATGGCGAGAAAACAGATTTTGTTGATGTGAAGAGAGAAAATGTAGTAAATCAAACAGCTTAACCGCACTATAGACATTGTTTAACCATAGGGAGGGGGTCGTGTTTTTAACACCCCCTCCCTACATCGCGGCCCTCCTTGATATTTCTCCGGGGGAAGAATTTGGGAAAACAGCTTTAAACCGGCTTGTGGACCCTTTTATATTTCCTCCGGCTTTTTGTAGTGGTATGTAGGTTTCTATGACTGTCTTAGAGTCAAAACCTCCTTTATTTCTCCTTTCTGGGGTTATCTACACCCCTACATACCACTACAAAAAGCCGGAGAATCTGACAAGAAAGGAGTCGGAAACATTTGAGAAGAGCAAAGACTACCAATGAATCTGGCTCGAAAAGGACGATTAGACCGGCTCTTACACCGGAAGCACGGGAAAATCAGTTAATTGAGCTGGCTATGGACCTGGTAGAGAAGCGAATTCTTGAGGGAACGGCCTCCAGCCAGGAGACTACCCACTTTTTAAAACTTGGCTCCCAGAAAGCACGGCTCGAGAAGGAAGCACTTGAGAAACAGATTGAGTTGATGGAAGCCAAGAAGAATAATCTTGCTGCTGCAGCCCAGATGGGTGAGATGTACGAGGAAGCTATTAAGTCTATGAGACGGTATAGCGGCCAGGGAGAAGAAGATGCTTAGGACATACACAGAGCTATGCGGATATTCTACCTTTGAGGAACGCTATGAGTACCTTAGGCTTGATGGTGAAGTCGGCGCGGACACATTTGGGTTTGACCGTTACCTGAACCAGATATTTTACCAGAGCGAAGAGTGGAAACAACTGCGAGACCGCGTGATTGTACGGGATGGCGGATGCGACCTTGGAATGGAAGGACATGAGATCAATGGATTTTGGAAGAATGGTAAATATGTTCGGCCTAAAATCCTGATCCACCACATGAACCCCATCTCCAAAGAGGATATCCTGAAGCGAAGCGATCTGCTTTTGAATCCTGAGTATTTGATCACTACAATTACACGGACGCACAATGCTATACATTATGGGGACGCGGATCTTTTACCGAGAGGCCCCGTTACGAGGGCACCGAATGATACATGCCCCTGGAAACGAGGTTGAGTATGGAAAGTATCCTAAACACCATCAAGAAGAAGCTGGGAATCGCCGAGGACTATGACGTGTTTGATACCGACATCATTGTAGACATCAATTCTGTCTTTTCGATCCTTACCCAGCTGGGGGTAGGGCCAAAGAACGGGTTTTCTATTGATGATGCATCGGAGACATGGGACATGTTTATCCCGGAGGACCCGAGGCTGAATGATGTGAAAACCTACATGTACATGAAAGTACGGCTGCTCTTTGATCCGCCTACAAGTAGCGCAGCTATTGCCTCGATGGAAAAGCTGATCTCTGAGTTTGAGTGGCGGTTGAACGTGGCAGCAGAGACCTGTGATTGCAGCTGACGAGGTTTTATGTGGAAGTATAATTACGTTTCTTGTGGGGACGATTACCTAGCCCATCATGGCATTAAAGGGCAGAAGTGGCATGTCCGCCGAACTAAAGAAGAACTTTTGCATGACCGTGAGTCTATAGCTGCTCGAATCAACAACGTCCTGCGCAAAGGTTTTAAAACTTTTAACGGCATAGAGATAAAGAAATTGTCCGAGCATGCTTTGGATCGAACTCAGGACAAAACCCGTTTGGTTACAGCCAAAGAGATAATGGATGCCTTGTCAAAGCCATTAAATCGTGATACTATGGCATTAAAGCATGACTGTCAGGGTCGTAGTAGCTATCGTTTTATTGGAAAAGATTCTACAGTATCGGTTAATCCCGAAACTGGAGTTATAATTACATGCTGGCGAACAGGCTGGAAAGATCGGAAGAAATACGTAATCGAAGAGTAAGGAGGCGCTTATGATTTACATGGGTAAACTAATCCCCAAAGAAATCCAATTCCTTAAAGAGATTGGAGTCAGTGGCGATTTGACGAATCTTACTCCTGAATCTGACGAGTGGCTTGCGATCGAAGAAAAAGTCGCTGATGAATTGGAGTATCGAGGCCTGAACAATGATTATTCATACAACGACATTGGTTCACTTTGTATGGATATTCTGAACAAAATCCCAATTGAACGATAAGTACAAAAAATCTCCACCTAAGAATCTCATTGATCTTAGGTGGAGATTTTTTGTTGTGAGGTGATATTTAAATGTGGAACTATGAATGTGTAAATTCTGGCGAAGACTATTTAGCGCACCATGGCATTCTTGGAATGAAATGGGGCGTGCGAAGATACCAGAACAGTGATGGTACCTTGACTGCCGCTGGGCGAAAGAGATATAAGAATTCTTGGGGTTCGGCCGCAGCAATTGAATACCCTAAAAAGAAAACTCGTAAAGTTTCAGAGATGACTGATGATGAACTTCTCCAGGATAATAAGCGACATGCTCTTGAATCTCAGTATAAGAAGAATCATCCTCAGCCCAAAAGTAAAATCCAGAAGGAGAAAGAAGCTGTCGATTCTGCTCAAAGAGCAACACAGCAGATGCGAGATCTAAACCGGTCTATTAGAAATAATCGAAAACAGAGCGGCAAGGATTTGTCTAAGATGTCCGATGACGATTTGCGAAAAGTAATTAACCGAAAAAATCTTGAACGGCAGTATCGTGATCTTGTATACGAACCTGATAAGATCGATAGAGGTCAGGCCAAGCTCGATGAGATTCTTAGTTATGGTGGAGCTGCTCTTGGTGTTGCATCCTCGGCTCTCTCTATCGCGCTTGCTATCCGAGAACTTAAGAAAGGTTAATCCAATTCACCGTAACCGAATACCTTGACTGCTTTGTTGGCAATAATACGGGTTCCAGCAAAATCAAAAGCGCCACCGACCACACCTCCAACGAGAGGAACAAGTTTAGTCAAGTTTACTATGCCTTTTGTTCCTGCTCTGGTTATAAAACGAAATCCAACCTTTTGGTTGATTTTTGTAAGTAATGAGCCAGGAATTTTCTTTACAAAGCTCAATGTTAGTTTATTGCCGAATTGCACTCCAGCATCTCGACATATTTTTGACATGGAGGTGCCAGTAAGGCATAGATAAACAAGAGTCTTGACGCTATCGTCTAAGGGGTCAAAGCCGTACATTACCGCAATTGTACCGATCATTCTTATTTGCATGTACCATACGCTTACGAGGTTTGCAGGAAGTGCAACTGGGAGCGTTATTAGACCGCCAAGGCTTGTAAGGAAGCCGGAGGTCGTGCACATAGCAATCTGGTTGTTGATCATTGTTTTTACTGCAATTTCGGTATTAGGATACCGATTGAGATATTCAGACGCAAGATCAACACAGTTTTTGCTTTTGGCAAGTCCGTTTATGGCTTCATTATAACATTTATCCAGGATCTCCATGACTTGATCCTGTGTAAGTTCTGGCATTTTCATGGCGGCACCTCCATTCACCTTAATTATACCAAAACTCGACAAAAATACAACTACCTTTAAGGAGACATTATGGCACTCTCTAATACTGCCGTACCGAGATACTACGGCCAGTTTCGGGAGGCCGTAATCCGGGGCGAAATACCTATCAGCCGGGAAGTGGAGCTGGAGATGCACCGGATCGATGATCTGATTGCTAATCCTGGCATCTATTACGATGATAAAAAAGTTGAAGGCTGGATCTCTTTTTGTGAGAATGAGTTAGTCTTGACCGACGGTTCTGATTTGCATCTGCTGGATACCTTTAAGTTATGGGGTGAGCAGGTGTTTGGCTGGTACTACTTTATTGAGCGAAGTGTGTACGAGCCAAATGAGGACGGCCATGGCGGCCACTTTGTAAACAAGAGAATTAAGAAGCGACTGATCACCAAGCAGTACCTTATCGTTGGACGAGGTGCTGCTAAATCTTTATATGCTTCTTGTATGCAGGCTTATTTCCTGACTGTGGATACGTCAACCACTTTGCAGATTGCTACGGCCCCGACCATGCGCCAGGCGGATGAAACACTTTCGCCGATCCGGACAGCTATCACCAGATCCAGAGGGCCTTTGTTCAAGTTTTTGACCGAAGGATCTTTACAGAACACAACTGGTTCCCGGATGAACCGAGTGAAGCTGACCCCGACCAAGAAGGGTATTGAAGATTTCCTGACTGGGTCCCTTTTGGAGATCCGGCCCATGGTGATCGATAAGCTGCAGGGCCTACGTGTAAAGTGCGCTACGGTGGACGAGTGGCTTTCCGGCGACATCCGGGAAGATCCCATTGGTGCTATTGAGCAGTCGGCCAGTAAGGAGCAGGGTGGAGCCTATAACAACGACTATCTTATCATTGCTACAAGCTCTGAGGGTACTGTACGAAACGGCAGCGGTGACACAATCAAAATGGAGCTTATGAAGATCCTGAAAGGTGATTATGTCAACCCACATGTTTCGATTTGGTGGTATAAGCTGGACTCTGTAGACGAGGTAGGAGACCCCAACACCTGGCTGAAAGCAAATCCGAACCTTGGTAAGACCGTTACTTATGAGACGTATCAGCTGGAAGTAGAACGCGCTGAACAGAACCCGGCGGTACGCAATGATACCTTAGCAAAGAGATTCGGTTTACCCATGGAGGGTTATACCTACTACTTTACCTACGAGGAAACGCTGCCGCACCGGCACCGGGAATACTGGAAGATGCCATGTGCTTTGGGTGCAGACCTTAGTCAGGGCGACGACTTCTGTGCGTTTACGTTCCTGTTCCCGCTTTCCAACGGATGCTTTGGCGTTAAGACGAGAAACTATATAACCTCACTGACATTGATGAAGCTCCCGGCGGCTATGCGGCAGCTGTATGACCGATTTATGGCCGAAGGCAGTCTTGTGGTTATGGACGGCACTGTTTTGGATATGATGCAGGTCTATGATGACTTGGATGCTCACATTGCTCAGTACGAATACGATGTTCGGGCTTTTGGCTTTGACCCTTATAACGCGAGAGAGTTTGTGGCCAGATGGGAAAACGAGAATGGGCCTTTTGGCATCGAGAAAGTCATCCAAGGTGCTAAGACGGAATCCGTTCCCTTAGGTGAGCTGAAGAAGCTGGCAGGGGAGAGGATGCTGTTGTTTGATGAGGAGCTTATGACCTTTGCCATGGGTAACTGCATTACGTTGGAAGATACCAATGGCAACCGAAAACTATTTAAGAAACGGTATGAAGAGAAGATCGATGCTGTAGCAGCCATGATGGATGCTTATGTGGCATATAAGATCAACCGCGAACAGTTTGATTGAGGTTAAATAATGGAAGAAAATTACTCTTTTAGATCCCGGCTTAAACATGCCTGGAACGCTTTCTTGATTCGAGATCCCCCGGTTTATCGCGGCGGTGAGGTTAGTTATGGCTACCGACCTGACCGTGTACGGTTTACGAGAGGTAATGAGCGAACGATCGTGACCTCGGTTATAAACCGTATCGGCATTGACTGTGCTGCAATCAAAATGGTCCATGCCCGGATGGATGAGGATGACCGTTTCCTGAAAGAAATAGACAGCGGGTTGAACAACTGCCTGAATGTGGAAGCGAACATCGACCAGACCGGGCGAGCTTTTATCCAGGATATGGTAATGAGCCTGATGGACGAGGGCTGTATTGCGATTGTGCCGGTGGATACTACCTCCAACCCACTTATGACCAATGGATATGACATCCAGAGTTTGCGAGTTGGGAAGGTGATCGAGTGGTATCCTGATCGGATACGAATTCGGCTTTACAATGACCAGACCGGGAGGCAGGAGGAAGTTACTCTGCCCAAAAGCATAGTGGGTATTGTGGAGAACCCGTTGTTTGCGGTAATGAATGAGCCGAACTCAACCATGCAGCGCCTGATCCGTAAGTTGGCCCTTTTGGATGTTGTGGACGAGCAGACCAGCTCCGGTAAGCTTGATCTGATTATCCAGCTGCCCTATGTCATTAAGACAGAGGCCCGGCGGAAACAGGCTGAAGAACGTCGAAAGCTTGTGGAAGATCAGTTGGCAGGGTCCAAATACGGCATTGCCTATACTGATGGCACCGAGCGAATTACCCAGCTGAACCGCAGCCTTGATAATAACCTGATGAAGCAGATCGAGTATTTGCAGAATTTGCTTTGGAGCCAGTTGGGTATTACCCAGGCGGTTATGGATGGAACGGCTGACGATAAGACGATGCTGAACTACTATAACCGGACGATTGAACCGATCGTATCCGCTATCGTGTTGGAGATGCGGCGTAAGTTCCTGACTAAGACTGCCAGGAGCCAGCACCAGTCGATCGTGTTCTTTAACGATCCGTTTAAGCTGGTGCCGGTGGCGCAGTTGGCTGACGTGGCTGATAAGTTCCGCCGTAATGAGATCCTGAGCTCGAACGAACTGCGACAGATCGTAGGTTATCGCCCGAATGAGGACCCGGAATCGGATAAACTGACCAACCCCAACATCAGTCAGAGCAAGGAACAGCTTGCCGATAATAAACCGATCGTCCCTAAGGAGGAGAATCAAAATGGCAAAGCGTAATTACGATTGCCGTGGCTGGGCCACTAAGTTTGGTGTGCTTTGCGGCGACGGCAGAACGATTATGCCTGGTGCATTCCGAGAGCAGGACGGCCAGGAAGTTCCGCTTGTGTGGAACCACCAGCATAACGATGCCAAGAATGTTCTGGGCCATGCCCTTTTGAAGGCTGAGCCCGAGGGCATGAGGGCTTATGTGACCTTTAATGACACTGACCAGGGACGTAATGCGAAGGCTCTTGTGAAGAACCGCGACATTACGTCCTTTTCCATTTGGGCAAATGGGCTGCGGTATGCCGGTGATAAGAGCCGCGGCAATGTGGCCCATGGCATTATTCGCGAATTGAGCCTTGTTTTGGCAGGTGCTAACCCCGAGGCCCATATTGACGAAGTGCTTGCCCATGGTGAGGCCAGTGTCGATGAGGGTGTTATCTATAACAATGCCGGTGATATGGAATACGACTCCGGCGAGTTTGACGATATGCTTGAACATTCCAACGAGAAGAAGGAGGAGCCTGAGATGGCCGAAGAAACGAAGAAACCTGAATCTGAGCAGAAAGGCACTACTGTTCAGGAGGTAATTGACAGCATGACCGAGGAACAGCAGAAGGTTCTGTATGCTATGGTCGGTTTGGCTGCTGATAAGGAATCCGGCGATGGTGCCGAAGAAGAACCCACTAATGAGGAGGATAAAACCATGAAGCATAACGTTTTTGACAAAGATACCGAGCGTACCGAGGATGTTCTGTCCCACGACGCTATGACCACCATCATCAATGATGCCAAGAAAGGCCGCCTGACTCTGAAAGAGGCCACTGAGGATTATCTGGAGCATTCCGAGACTGATTACGGCATCAAGCAGATCGACCAGCTGTTCCCGAACTATAAGGAGCTGAACACTCCCCCGAAGTTTATCGATCGTGATCAGACCTGGGTCAATGTCGTGATGAACGGCGTTAAGCATGTTCCTTTCAGCCGCGTAAAGACCAGCTTTGCTGACATTACCGCGGACGATGCCCGTGCACGAGGCTACACCAAGGGCAAGAAGAAGATCGAAGAGGTCTTTACCCTGCTGAAGCGTACTACCGATCCCCAGACTGTTTACAAGAAGCAGAAGTTCGACCGCGATGACGTGATCGATATTACGGATTTCGATGTCGTTGCCTGGGTCAAGGGCGAGATGCGTGGTAAGTTGAACGAGGAACTGGCTCGTGCTTTCCTGATTGGTGATGGCCGTAATCCTTCTTCTGACGATAAGATTCAGGAGACTCATATTCGTCCCATCTGGACCGATGATGTTCTGTACTCTGTCAAGCGTGAGATTACCAAGGGTACTACCGAGGCTGAAACCGCCAGCAACCTGATCGATGATACCATCCGAGCCCGCAAGGAGTACAAGGGTTCCGGCAACCCGACCCTGTTTACCAGCGAGGATGTTCTGGCTGAGATGCTGCTGCTGAAGGATAAGAACGGTATTCGTATCTACAAGAGCGTTGACGAGCTGGCTACTGCTATGCGCGTTTCTAAGATCGTTACCGTTCCCCAGATGGAGAATCTGACCCGTGAGGTTGCCGCCTCCAGCACTAAGGATACCTTTACCCTGAAGGCTATCATGGTCAATCTGGCTGACTATACCGTAGGTGCCGACAAGGGTGGTGCTGTGTCCATGTTCGATGACTTTGACATCGACTATAACCAGATGAAGTACCTGATCGAGACCCGCTGCTCTGGCGCACTGACTGTGCCCAAGTCGGCTATCGTCTTTGAGACTAAGGCTACCAGCGGTATTGGCGGCTGATCGTAGGTTAGCCTTTACTAACCTAAAAGGAGATTCTCATGGCTAAGTTTTACGGAAACATCGGATACTGTACACTGACTGAGACCGCGCCCGGTGTACATACCGAGGAGATTACGGTTCGGCCATATTATGGCGATTTCATCCGAAATACTCGGAGACTCCAGGGGACGGAGCACCTGAACGACGATCTCATCATCAGCAGTCAGCTGAGTATTGTATCCGACCCGTATGCCCGTGAGAATTACTTTGCGATGCGTTATGCCGAATTCAATGGGGCAAAGTGGAAGATCACCGAGGTCGAGGTGCAGTATCCACGACTGATCCTGACGTTGGGAGGTCTTTACAATGGGGACGAGACTTGAGCTCCACCATGATTTGTGTGAGGTTTTGGGCTGCCCGGAAACCGGAAAGGAATGCAGGGTCTACTTTCAGCCTACGGTGAATACCCAGCTGAAGTATCCATGCATCCTTTACGAATGGAATACAGCCGATACCAAATTTGCGGACAATGCCCCGTACCGATGGACAAAACGCTATAAGGTCACTGTGATCGATAAGAACCCGGATACGAAAATTCCGGAACTTATCGCACAGTGGCCGCTTTGTTTGTTTGACCGTTTTTACACGGCTGACAATTTAAACCACTATGTATTAAACCTTTATTACTAAAGGAGGACAATCAAAATGGCAGCTATTACCTGGGATGATACCGGCAAGCGCTTTTATGAAACTGGCGTTGACCACGGTGTTCTGTACCCGTATAACACCACCTCTAGCAAATACACCCCCGGTGTGGCCTGGAATGGCCTGACCTCTGTCTCCGAGAGCCCCTCCGGCGCAGAGGAGACCGCCCTGTACGCCGACAACATCAAGTATGGTTCCATGCGTGCAGCCGAGGACCATGGCGGCACCATCGAGGCTTACACTTATCCTGATGAGTGGAATGAGTGTGACGGCCGTGTGCAGATCGCCAAGGGCGCTTATGCCAGCCAGCAGAGCCGCAAGATGTTTGGCCTGTCTTACCGCACCAAGATCGGCAACGATGTCAGCGATGAAGCTGGCTATAAGCTGCATCTGGTTTATGGTGCCACGGCTTCTCCTTCGGAGATGAGCCATGAGACCATCAATGACAGCCCTGACGCTGCGACTATGAGCTGGGATTACACCACCAACCCGGTTGCTGTTGCCGGCCATAAGCCGACTGCACACATCGTGATCGACAGCCGCACCGCGGACAAGAGCAAACTGGATCAGTTGGAGGCCAAGCTGTACGGCAAGGACGCTGACCAGCCTGAACTGCCGCTGCCTGCTGAGGTTCTGACTCTGCTGGGCGAAGTCGGCGCATAACTACGTTCTTTGAAAGGAGAAAATGACCATGCTTAAGAAAACCATTACCTATACCGATTACGACGGCCTGGAGCGTACCGAGGAATTCCGCTTTAATCTGACCAAGGCTGAACTTGTCGATATGGAACTTACGACAGCTGGTACTTTTAGTGAAACGATGAAACGCATTATCGCTGAAAAAGACATCATCCGTATTGCAAAACTTTTTAAGGAGCTACTCCTGAAGAGCTATGGTGTGAAAAGTGATGACGGCAAACGTTTTATTAAGAGCCAGGAGCTGAGTGAAGCATTTAGTCAGACAGAGGCTTATAGTGATCTTTACATTGAACTTTTGAGCAACCCCGAAGAGGCTGCCAAGTTCTTTGCTGAGGTTGCGCCGAAGATGGAAGAAGTTAGTGTAGTTCCGGCAGGCAATGTAACGGTTTTGCCTAAAGCATAAGGCATGAGGAGAGATAAGGAATGCTTGAGATTACGGTAGCCCCGAGAGAGTATTACGACGAGGCGAATAACCAGTTTATTACGGTACCGGAGCAGAAACTTGTGCTTGAGCATTCCCTTATCTCCCTTTCTAAGTGGGAATCAAAATGGCACAAAGTCTTTTTAAGTGATGAGGCCCATACCAAAGAGCAGCAGATCGATTATATCCGCTGTATGACGGTGAACAAGGCTGTAAACCCTATGGCTTACTACGGGATCACCAATAAACAGCTGGCGGAGATCGATGCATATATCGAGGACCCTATGACGGCCACCTGGTTTGCGGATGAGAAGCGAACGGGGAAGAAAAAAGTTATTACTAACGAAGTGATCTATTCCTGGATGGTGGATTTGGGGATTCCGGTTGAATTTGAGCGCTGGCATTTGAACCGGCTGATTACTTTGGTACGGGTTTTAAATAACAGCCATGAACCGAAGAAAAAGATGAGCAAAAAAGCTACCTTTGATAGATATGCAGAGCTAAATGCTAAGCGCCGAGCAAAGACCGGTACCAAAGGATGATTCCCTTTTAGAAGGAGAGATAAGAATGAGACTTGCAGGCGGTATTACCAACGGGCGAGTACGAGTCCGTTACAATTATGCAAGATATGGTTATACCCGTGGTGGAGGAAAGACCTGGCACGGCGGTATTGACCTGGAACTTTTGGATGATAAGGAATATTTCGCCCCTTATTACAAAGACGGCACGAAAGTGAAGTTTAAAGTTACGAGAGCCAGAATTGTGACTTACAAATCCAATAGGACCTGGGAGTGGGGGTACTATATTTGCCTGGAAGTGCAGAACCCGCCAAAGGGCAGCCGGACGAGGTATATTTACCTGTGCCATAATGCAAAATTGCTGGTTAAGGCCGGAGATATTGTTGAGTCCGGCGATGCAATTGCGGTTATGGGTAATACCGGCAACGCTGCATTGGCTGACCCGCCGTATGAACATGTGCACTTTGAGTGCCGTGAAACTGCACTGGGAACAGGCATTGATCCGACAGAATATTGCGGGTGCCCGAATGAGGTTGACACCTATGGAGAGGAGAGCAAAATCGTGAGTGATGAGATCATGATCGATGTATCAAAGTACCAGAAAGTTATTGATTGGGCAAAGGTCCCGTATAAGGCATTTATCCGAATTGGTTACCGTGGGTACGGTGATACCGGTAGGTTGGTAACTGACGAATACTTTGAAAAGAATACTGCAGGAGCCCTTGCTAACAATAAGTTGGCAGGGTTCTATTTCTTTAGTCAGGCTTTGAATGCTGTGGAAGGCAAGGCGGAGGCTGAGTATGCTGTGAAAGTGCTGAATGGCCGAGGCAAAGGGCTGCCTATCTTCTTTGATGCCGAATATTCGAGCGAGAAGAATCACAATGGCCGTGCCGACCATATCACTAAGTCGGCAAGAACTGCGGCGGCTGCGGCTTTCTGCGAGAGAGTTCGTGAGCTTGGCTATCTGCCGGGGGTTTATACTTTTACGAACTTCGCCTATTCAAACATTGACTACACAAGCCTTGTGAACGGCAACGGATACATTGGATGGCTGGCCGATACGCGATCTAACTACGATACGATGCTGCCGCGCCATCTCCACCAGTATGCGCAGGGTACGGTGGCCGGTATTACGAGCGGCGTAGTAGACCTTGACCGAGTTATTAAGGCCTGGTCCACAGACGTTACCCCTTCGGAACCTGCCAAGCCTGCTGCTAAAACAATGCAGAAGATCACGATTGGACCCGTAAGCAACGGTGATGCCATGAAATTTTACAATCTGGCAAAAGAGCTGAAGCTGACAGACATGGGGCTGTATAAGGCTGAGTACGTGTAAGGAGAATCAAAATGGCCATTGTTTTTAAGCATAAGGGGGACCTTAAAAAGACAAAGCGGTTTTTAAAGCGGATGTCTGAAGAGGAATACCTGAAATGCCTGGATAAGTATGGCCGGAAAGGGGTAGAGGCATTGGCCCTGGCTACCCCAAGAGACAGTGGCAAAACTGCTGAGAGTTGGGACTACAGGATCAACCGCGATAAAGACGGTGTAAAGATCACCTGGACCAACAGCAATGTGAATAAAGGTGTGAATATTGCGATTATCCTGCAATATGGTCACGGAACAAGGAATGGCGGATACGTTCAGGGTCGAGATTACATCAACCCGGCTATCCGCCCTATTTTTGACCAAATGGCAGCTGAGGTTTGGGGAGAGGTGACAAAGGAATGAGTTCGTCTATTGACCAGCGCATTGTTGAGATGCAGTTTGACAATGCACAGTTTGAGAAAGGCATCTCTACAAGCCTTAAAAGCATTGACAATTTAGAAAAAGGGCTGAAGCTTGATGGAGCCAGTAAAGGCCTTGAAAGTGTATCCAAAGCTGCTAATTCAATGGATTTCAGCGGACTTCAGGGTGGTATTTATGCTGTTCAACAGAAGTTCAGTGCCCTGGAAGTAATTGGCATTACAGCTTTGCAGCGAATTACAAATGCTGCGATTTCTACTGGCGAATCCCTTATAAAGTCACTTTCCATTGACCAGATTTCTGCGGGTTTTGCTAAATTTGGCAGTAAGACCTCCTCGGTCGCGACTCTAGTCGCACAGGGCAATGAACTTGAGCGTGTGAATGAACAGCTTAATCGACTTAACTGGTTTACGGATGAAACCTCGTACAACTTCACGGATATGGTGGCAAATATTGCGAAGTTTACGGCATCGGGTAAGGGACTGGAAGAATCTGTAACGGCTATGGAGGGCATTGCCAACTGGGCCGCTCTTTCCGGCCAGAATGCGACTACTGCCAGCCGCGCAATGTACCAGCTTTCTCAGGCAATGGGCGCTGGTATCATGCGAAAAGAGGACTATAAGTCGATTCAAAATGCCAGTATGGATACCGACGAGTTCCGACAGAAATGCCTTGATGCTGGTGTTGCTCTTGGTAAGCTAAAGAAAAATGCTGATGATACCTATACATCTCTTGTAAATAATAAAGGCTCTTTTACAAAATCCCAATTCGCAGAGCACTTGACAGAAGATGCTTGGTTTACATCTGATGTTATGATGTCAGTTTTTCAGACTTATTCGAGCGCAGTGGACCAAATTTATGATTATGCTGACGAGAAAGGTATTACCGCATCACAGGCAATTTCTGAACTTGGCGATAAAGTCGATTCTTTTGGTCTGAAAGCATTCAAAGCCGCTCAGGAAGCACGAACCTGGGGCGATGCAGTTGATTCCGTAAAAGATGCTGTATCCACCGGTTGGATGAATACCTTTGAGTTGATCTTTGGCAACCAGGAAGAGGCCACTCAGCTTTGGACTGATTTGGCAAATGCTATGTATGATGTGTTTGCTGGAGGTGCTGAAGCTCGGAACGAGATGCTTAAAGAATGGAAAGAATCTGGAGGCCGAGACGATCTAATTCAGTCTTTCTGGAATATTTGGGATGCAGTATCCAAAGTAACGGGGTCTATTAAAGAGGCGTTTGGTGAGATTTTTGCACCTTTGACTTCTGGTAAAATACTTTCAATGACTGCGAATCTAAAAAAATTTACAGCTTCTTTGATTGTAAGTGACGAGACCGCCGATAAATTGAAGCGCGCTTTTAAGGGTGTATTTGCTGTTTTTGATATTTTCAAGAAGGTTCTTGGAACTGTTGGAGATGCAATCGCTAAACTTTTAGGCTCCGATGGTTTGAAAGATTTAGGAAATACACTTTTGGATGCCGCTGCTTCTGTTGGCGATTTTCTTGTTACTTTGAATGAGAGTTTTTCGACAGACGGACTTGTCGGAATGTTCGATAAAATCGTTACCGGGATTTCTGATCTGTTCTCTGGTGTACTTAATAGTGCCGGAGGGTTTAGTGGAGCATTCGGTACGATTGGCTCGAGCATTTCTTCGGTTCTCGGTTTTATCTGGAATTCCTTTAAGACTGTATTCTCTTGGCTGAAAGAGAATATTTCGCTAAAGGGCGTTCTTGGCACGGTTGCAGCGGCATTTAGCGCTCTGACAGGTAAGGAGCTCTTTGACGCAGCCAGCGGAATTTCTGGATTTATCGAGAAATTGACCGGAACTGGTAAAAAATCAGGATCGCTGAAAGCTACAATTTCTGAACTCTTTGAAAGCCTTCACGATAGCTTACAGGCATTGACAACAAGCATTAAAGTGACTTCGCTTGTTAGTATTGCCGGGGCAATTGGAGTTCTTACTGCTTCACTGAATACGCTCTCGCAACTTGATGTTGGGTCAGCACTTAAGGGCATTAGCGCCATGGCAGCCATGTTCAAAATGTTGACGAAAAGCCTTGACGGTATTACAAAGACTCTTTCAAAAAATGGGTCTAAGGGTTTAATGAAGGCTTCTTTCAGCCTCATCCTGATTGCTGAATCTATGAAAGTCCTGGCATCGGCTATGGCCAAATTTGGCAGTCTTTCCCTTGCCGAACTCGCTAAAGGACTTCTTGGCGTCGGCGGCGGTCTGGCGATTTTCTGTGCTGGACTCAAAGCACTTAACGGAGTGAAAATTCCGCTTACCACAAGTATTAGTCTTTTAGCAGTTGCAGAGAGCTGCAAAATCCTTGGAGATGCCATGAGTAAATTCTCTGGATTCTCATGGGATGAAATTGGGAGATCTCTGACTGCTATGGGCGGTGCCCTTGGTGAGTTAGTTGTCGCTCTTGGTATTCTCAACAAAGTAAGCGGCTTCGGTTCTTTGGCTGGCAGTGTGTCTACTTTGATTATTGTCCAATCTTTGTCGGAACTTGCCGATAGCCTTAGTAAGTTTGGAAGTTTTAGCTGGGACGAGATTGAGCACGGCCTTGTTGGAATGGGAGGAGCTTTGGCTGAAGTCTCTACTGCTTTGGTAGCCGTTTCTAAACTGGCAGGATTTGGTTCATTGTTTGCAGCCGGTTCGATTACTATCGTAATCAGCGGACTTGATGAACTTGCCGATTCGCTTACAAAATTTGGATTTATGTCTTGGGAAGCTATCACTCATGGCCTTGTTGCTATGGGTGGCGCACTTGCCGAAGTGGCAGGATTTACAGGCGCTCTTGGTAAGATTGCTGGATTCAGTGGTTTGCTTGGAGCAGGATCTATTCGGCTTACAATTACTGGACTTAGCGATTTGGCAGATGCTCTTGAACAAATCGGAGGTCTTAGCTGGGATGAAATCAAACGAGGCCTGGCTGGAATGGGTGGTGCACTTACAGAAGTAGCCGCCATTACTGGCATTCATGGCTTGGTTTCTGGTTTAACTGGATTCTTAGGAAGTGGGTCATTGCTTCTAGCGATTCAGGGGCTCAATGATTTGGCTGAAGCATTTAAAACATTTTCCACGATGTCTTGGGAGGATGTAAATAATGCTCTCACTGCAATGCTTGGTGCTATGGGCGCTACTGCTCTTGGCGGCCTGGCAAATACTTTCTCTGGACTTGGAGCCGCTTCGATTAAAGCAGTTGCTGATGGACTTGGTCCCTTGGCTGAAGCAGTTAAGCAGTGGCAAGGTGTAAGCGTTGATGACAAACTGCCTGGACAGTTATCTTCTCTTGCGACTGGAGTTAGCTCTTTCTGGGCAGCTGGTTGGGGCGCAGATGCTATCAATACTGTGTCTTCTGGGCTTGGAACATTGGCCGAATCTGTAAATGCGTGGCAAAACGTAGAAGTTCCGGACAACATTGCTGATAACATGCTCGACCTTGCGAATGCGATCAGCACGTTCACGTTTTCTGGTTTCGGGTCCTCTGCGATTTCTACAGTAGCAGCACCTCTCGGCGAATTGGCCGCATCTGTGAATGCATGGAACGACGTTACCATCAAGGACGATTTAGGAACACAACTTTCCAATTTGGCAACCGGAGTTAGCTCTTTCTGGGCCGCTGGTTGGGGTGCAGATGCTATCAATACTGTATCCTCTGGACTTGGGACATTGGCCGAATCTGTTGAAAAATGGGAGTCTGTTTCCATTGACGATATGTTGGGAACGAAGCTGACGAGTCTTGCTACTGGTGTTGAATCTTTTTCGTTTGCGTTCCTTGCCGGATGGTCTATTGATCAGCTGGTTAGTCCCTTGGCGTCACTGGCCGATTCTGTTTTAAAATGGAAAAGTGTATCTATTCCTGCAAAAATCGGAGAAAAACTAAAAGATCTTGCTTCTGGCATAAATGACTTTGGTTTGTCTTTTCTTGCCGGATGGTCGCTTGGAACTGTCACTGGGCCATTGGGCGACCTGGCGGATTCAATTAACAAATGGAATAGTGTGACGATCCCGGATGATATTTCAACGAAACTTTCGGGTCTTGCAGATGGACTTATGAAGTTTAGTGGCGTTGGAAACATTTCTCTCGCTATATCTTCCATCGAAACCATTTCTGAGGCCACAGTTAAGCTGTCAGGGGTCAATTTTGATTCCATTTCGAGCGGTCTTGCCTCTTTAACCGATGCACTGACGAAACTTGGCAGCATTGATCTTTCAGCAGCAACTAATATGGGTGACATTACAGGCGCAGTAACTTCGATGATTCAGACCTTCTCGACTGCAATTCAGAATAGTGCCCCCACAATTAGCGAGTCTTTTGGCAGCGTGCTAACCACTGTGATCAACAACTCAGTGACCTACCAGAATCTATTCTATACGAACGGTCAGACTCTTATGACTAAAATTGTAGACGGATTTAATTCTGGAAACGTCACTTTGAGTGCTTCGGTGGTAAATGTTCTCACAAGTGGTGCTGCTGTAATTTATGACCAGTACCAGAACTGGTATACAGCGGGCGCATTTTTAGATATTGGTCTCGCGGCTGGCATTAGATCTGGAGAATCCAACGTAATTACAGCGGCTACAGATGTTGCCACCAAAGCCATAAAAGCGGCAAAAGATGCTCTGCAAATCAACTCTCCTTCCAAGGTCACTTATGGCTTCGGGCGGTTCTTTGATTTGGGGCTTTCCAACGGTATCTATGATTATGCAGATCGGGTGGCAAAGGCAACCGAGACAATCTCTAATCAGGCACTCTCGGCGGCACAAATCATTACTGAGAACATTGCCGCTACGATGGATGAGGATTTCGAGTACGAGCCTACCATCCGGCCGGTTTTGGATATGGATGAGGTGGATAGTGGCCTTAATGCGTTTGATCGGAGTTTTGCAAACCGCAGCATGAACCTTGCCGGCAGCATTGACCGTGTACGGAAGGCGGCCCCTGCGGATAAGTATGCTGAGAATGTGAACCCCAGCCAGAATCAAAATGGCGGGGCTACCACCTACAACTTTACGCAGAATAACTACAGCCCGAAGGCACTGAGCCGGATTGATTTGTACCGCCAGACGAACAACCAGTTTGCCATGATGAAGGAAAGAGGAAAAGCATGATTAAATCCGTGAAAGTCACGAACTACATGGGCGAATCGTTGACCATTCCTCTCATCTGGAATGACGGACCCTTTGAGATTGAGAAGATTGAAGGGCTTGGTCCGCCCAAAGCCAACATCAATACAACGGAAATTGCCACAAATGACGGTTCTAAGTTTAACTCTGCCCGATCTACTGAACGAAACATTGTTTTGTATCTTATCCTGCATGGAAGCCCTACCATTGAAGATGCACGACATTTGAGTTACAAGTATTTTCCTGTGAAGAAGTATTTGCAACTTGAGATTGAGACTGATAACCGGCGCTGCATTGTGGAAGGCTACCCCGAATCCAATGAACCAAATATCTTTAGTGAAAACGAAGACATTCAGGTCAGTATCGTTTGCCCGAATCCGTATTGGAAGTCGGCAGGCGATGACGGAATTCGAGAGGTAGTATTTCATGGTGTGGCGCCTAATTTCGAGTTTCCTTTCTCTAACGAATCGCTGACTGAGGATAAGATCGAATTTGGTATTATCGAGCGGCGCAAAGAAAATGTCGTTTACTATGACGGCGATGCGGAGCAGGGAATTACTATCACCATTGAAGCGATCGGTACAGTAAAAAACCTTACGATTTACAATGTGCGAACCAGAGAGAAAATGGCTATCAGCCACGATGAGCTTGTGAGCTTTACTGGTTCCGGCATTGTGAACGGCGATACAATTACGATTTCGACTGTGAAGGGCCACAAATCGATCGAGCTTTTGCGTGATGGTGTTACAACTAATATCCTGAACTGCATTGGTAAAGATGACGACTGGTTTATGCTGTCGAAAGGCGACAACATTTTCGGCTATACTGCTGATGAGGGCAGCGACTACCTGGATTTCAAAATAAACTATTCTTCTTTGTATGAGGGTATTTAAATGGAAGCACTGATTATGGACAAGGACTTTAAGTCGGTAGCTGTAATTGACGACTATGAGTCTTTTATCTGGACTGACCGTTACACCGGCTACGGAGACTTTGAGCTTTATGCCCCTGTCAGTGCAGCATTTTTCAACTTTACCAAAGACGGGTATTATATTTGGAGCGCCGAATCTGAGCATCTTATGATTATCGAGAAGAACGATATCGAGAGCGATGCGGAGGATGGCAGCCACGTTACTGTGACGGGGAGGAGCCTTGAGTCTATTTTAGACCGGCGTATTATCTGGACCCAGACGACCCTTAGCGGCAGTTTACAGGACGGGATCAAGAAACTTCTTACAGAAAACATCATTTCGCCGAGTGATGAGAAGCGGAAGATCCCGAATTTTGTTTTTAAGGAAAGCACTGACGAAGCAATTACAAAGCTGACAGTAGATGCCCAGTATACGGGCGACAATCTCTACGATGCTATTAAATCTCTTTGCGAAACGAATGAACTCGGATTTAAGGTTATCTTGAACAGTGACCTTAAGTTCGAGTTTTCTTTGTATTTCGGCACGGACCGTTCCTATAACCAAAAGAAACTGCCGTACGTGATCTTTAGCCCGAACTTTGAAAACCTGGTCAACTCGAACTACTACGAGAGTTCTGAGGAGCTTAAGAATGTAGCATTGGTTGGCGGGGAAGGAGAAGGCTCGGACCGAAAATTCAAGAGTGTATACGGTAACGGCGTTCAGGAGTTCCCCAGTGGGATGGACAGGCGAGAGCTGTTTGTGGATGCCCGGGATTTGAGCACCAAGACAAGCGGTAAGACTCTATCTGCCACCGAATACAATGCCCAGCTCGAACAGCGAGGCTACGATAAACTTGGGGAAAATACCCAGGCTACCGGGTTTGAGGGCGACATTGAGAATACTGAGATGTTCAGCTATGGGAAGGATTTCTTCGTCGGAGATATTGTACAGATTCAAAATGAGTACAAAATCAAGGCGACTACAAGAGTGGTTGAGGTCGTTATCTCGGATAGTTCCACGGGCACTACGATCGTGCCGACATTCTCGACCCCGACACTGACAAAAACTTAAAGGAGGCTGTACAATATGGCTTTTAGTTATGGCTTTTACAATAGCCTGAATGGAGATCGAAAGTACGACTCCGAAGATTTGAGCCGGATGTTTGATGGCATTATCTATGATGGTGTCATTGGTGCAGTTGGTGATACGTTTGCTGTAAAAGCCGGAACTGGGAATACGGTAAACGTATCGAGTGGGCGTGCTTGGTTCAACCATACCTGGACCTACAACGATGCACCGATGCCTATTAGCTGTGGCTCTGCGGCTGTGCTTTTGGACCGCTATGATGCCATTGTGCTGGAAGTGAACGCCGCTTCTGATGTGCGTAAAAACAGTATCAAAGTTGTGACCGGAACCGAAGCATCAAACCCGGCGAAGCCCACGATGGAGAGCACTGAGTTTGTGCACCAGTATCCGTTGGCTTATATCAAACGCCCTGCCGGATCGACAAGCATTTCTCAGTCCAACATTGAGAATGCTGTCGGAACCGAAGCGTGTCCGATTTGCACCGGAGTGCTGAAGAGCCTTAATGTTGAGCAGATGATGGCCCAGTGGGAGGCTCAGTTTGATGAATGGTTTCAGTCGGCAAAGGATACCCTGAGTGGTGATGTTGCCGGAAATCTATTGAATAAAATTGAGAAGGCTGAGGATAAAATTCCATATATGTATACCGCGACTCTATCTGTAAACAATTGGATTAGAAGCAGCGGAACATATTATTCCAATGGCTATATTTATAAACAAACAGCAACAATGGTACCAGATATTAGTTCAGCGCCAGTAGTTACTGCGAGCAGCACGTTCACAAGTGGGATTCAGTTTATTAAAACCCAGGTTCCTTCCACGGATGA